ACACTCATAAACGTCAATGTAAGAACCGTTGCAACTGATAGTGTATGTGGTTGTTCCTCCGTAGAATTGACGAACTGAGACAACTATGTTTTCATGTTGTTCGTTGTCGGTCTTTAGGAATACTGATTCGCCTAGTTTGAAACCCATTACGAAAGTTTATCAATAACCCTATCAAACAAATGCACGAACGCGGCAACTACAAGGACAAAAAAAGCCCAAGAGCCTACGTTGTAATTGGAATGGAAGTAAAGGTATGCTATTGTTCCCCATATTGAGGGCATGCAATACACGCAAAAGATAATAGGCTTCAAAGCGTTTCTGAAAGTCACCCTTTCCATCATATCCCAATACTCGGATAAGCCATTACCAGTGAACGACCAAAGAATAAGGTCAACACTTCGGTGCAGCCCGATTATGGCAAATGCCGTGTATATCTCTATCATGACACGCTAACTTTGCTTTCAGCAACTGTTACACCATTCACGCGCTCAAAAGAAACGAGTATGCAATCTACTGAAGTTGCTGTTGATGGTAGGTTGAATGGAGACTTGACAAGCATCTGTCCTACGCTTGCGTTCATCCATACCTCATAGCTATTACCCTCCATGTGATTTGCAAATGTAATGGATACTTTGCCGCCCGTTCCGCTTGTTACAGCCTCGTTGCCTATCAATCCGTTTGCCGTGTTCATCCACCAAACTTGCAAGGCAACACCAGCACCCGCAGGCCAATCACCTATCCAAACCGCGTCCGAACAATATAGGACGGGCAATACTTTAGTACATGGGTCACAAACACTCATATCCTTATGATTCTAGAAATTTCCTTTAATTCACCCGTCTTTGGGTTGACCGAATATCCCAACTTCTGACACATCTTAATGAAGCCGTTGAGCTGTTCGTTTATCTCGTTCTTAGCGTTCGTCAAGCCTTTAGCGTTGTGCCGTAGGTTGTCCAGTTGTTCATCGTTTAGCATGGCTCAAATATACAACTTTTGACGGTAACGGATATAGCGTTGCACTGAATCATGGTTGACCAAATACCTCACAGCATCCAAGTGGTCGGCCTTTTCGTGTATGTGCTTTCGATTGTCCTTAACGATTCCGCCCTCACCATCGGCCTCAACAAACTTCATATCTCGGATAGTGTTCGGGCATCTAGGGTCAATCCTAAAGTCAATGTCGTGTGGATTGCCGCGTGAATGGAATAGAACAAAGTTAAGGTCGTTTCGGCTGTTGCTATGCTTCGGGTTCGGGCTTGTCTGTATCTGCCTTGCTGATAACCCTAATTCGCGTCTGATTTGCTCATAGTTTGATGCGTTGTCCGATTGTCCTAATTCACGCTTATTGCCGTTGTAATCGCCTGTAATAGCACAATTCCATAGGTAGTGATGGAACTTATGTCTAATGTTCGTTACGGCCTGATGTATCGAACCCTTTTCAATCGTTTCTTCCATGAAGATATGACAATGGAATCCCTCTTTGTCTTGCCAAACGTGTGAGTAGATGAACGCGAAAGGCTCAATGTTAAAGTCCATTGATATGATGAGTTGCCTGTTAGGGTTATGGTAGCAGGGTTGAATGTGGTGTTCGTCCGACCAATTGAACGCGAACGGGTTATCAACCTCTTCATCGGCATCCCAATTACCGTATAGCAGCCTTTGCTTATCGTAATCGCTACGCATGCGGCCTAACTGTTGCTCATATAGCTCCCTAAATTTTTCGTTAGGGTTGTCAGAAAGCAATGCGGGTACGTAGCTAATATGTTCGGGCAACACTTCGGGGTCAACAAACTTTTTCTTGACCCAGTTCTTGCGCGGGTTGCCAGTACTGAATATCTTAGGCGTTATTCCATATTCGTCTAATTTGTAACGGATACGGCTACTCACAATGTCATAAGCTTTCTCGGTTATTTCAGGCAACTCATCAATGAACGCATCTGTATATTCGGTTGAACCAAGCGAAATGAAATCGGGGTCTGACGGGTACAGAAATAAATCCTTTAGAACCGTTGTTGAACCGTTCGCCCAATTGATAACGTGTTTTTGGCTATTGTAGTTGAAGTCTTTGCCTACTTGGTAGCCCATCAAATGAGCAACCTCGAATAGAGTAACTAACGTTGATTGTTCAAGTGCTGAAAGCTTTGCCCGTCCTATCAGTCCACGGCTACCAGCGTAACGCATACGCCTGTTGATATGCCATACGCACCCGAACCATGACTTGCCCGATCCGGCACCTCCGCCAAAAAACACCTCAGATACTTCGGGTTTAGATTCGAGTAGATGCCAAGCTTTGGATTGTTTCTTGGATAGGTCAATGCTCACTATGTACGTTGATTATCGGCACGTTTATCTTTTCACCGTCTGTTGTGTGGTCGATGTGTTGTTGTGGCTTACCAAAATAGTAATCAGCTAAAAACTTTATATGGTTAAGGTCTCCAGCTATGGCCTCCATTTTAGATGCCTTGAATATCTTCACCCAATCTTCATTGGTCAAAGCCTCATCCATTAAGTTAGCTAATCCAAGGCGTTCTATTTTGGTCAATAATCTCTTGTCATCTTTGCGCTTGGCTTTTGTTGAATGACCTCCGTTATTTTTTCTTCTGTCCAAATTAATAGAAATTAATCAACTAAAGATTTAGTTATCAAAGGTACAAAAAAGCCCCGAATTAACGAGGCTTAATCTGCTACCAAAACTTATACCAGTGTTTCGTGACTTTTACGCTAGTTCCAGTAGTTACCACTTGATTAGAGTGAACATAGCATTCATGGTGCGCACTTACTATTCCTATGTTACCGTTTGGCAAAACTCTATCTACTAAATAATTTTCCCCAGCAACAAATACAGTTTGGCCTCTGTAATCATGTATGGTGGCATTGCCTACATTTAGCAGCTTTACTATGTCTCCTTCTTTAATCGTTGTCATGTTGTTTTCAATATAGCCCCCAACTATTACTAGTCAGGGGCTTAATCTGCTACTGCGCCATTCGTCTCACAGTAGCGTTTGATTGTTGGGATTTTGATCTAGCTGATTCCCTCACAGCGTTAGTCAATATGGGCTGATGTCATTCAAACCGATTCTATCGTGTAAGAATAGCGAGTATTTAGAAACATCATTTTCGCCACACCCATTTTTTATTTCTTTGGAAATGGGTATTTCTCATCAATTCTTTTGAGTTCCTTTTTAACCGATTCTATTCGCTCAGGAATTGACATTTGTTTTGATTGATGTTCTGGTTCTTTGTGTTCGCATTTGTTACAGCCGAAACATCCTTGAAATATTAGAACAATAAGGAATAGCCCTATGCGGTTCGTGTTTTCGTTGATTGATTGTATTTGTTCTTTGGTTGTCATTGGTCATTAGTTTAATCGAATAACGTCAATTGCTTTGGTTTCTCATCGCTTAGTATGAACGCCCAATCTTCGTGAGATGCCTTTAGGTATTCTGTTATGGTCATATCTTTAGTTCTTCGCCTGTTAGCGCGTGGAAAAGGTTCTGAAGTTGGTTGACGTGCTTGATTTCTATGCAGTCAACACAGATGTATCCATTCAACAAATACCAGCCGCCATCTTTATACAAATTCCATTCGCTATTTCCCCAAAACTCCCAAATATTAGCTAGTTGCCGAAACCCGAATTTAACCAACCATTCCTCGGTCAGTGGTATTGGTTCAATTTCTTCAATAGACCAAAGTTGACCTCCTACCATGATTAGATTACCCACTGATTCTACTTGCCAGTATGGTGTTGTTGGCGAATCCTTTAGCTTTACCCAATTTCCTATTCTCAATTCGTTGGCGGTCATAGTATGCTTTCGCCCTTCTGAATAGCCTGATTCATTTCTTTCTTCCATTGCTCGAAGTTATTAGTTTCTTCTTTGTCTTTTCCTGTTAACAGTTGCTTGATTCTGAACACTTGCGTCATAAGGAATAGCAACCGTTTAGCGCGTTTCCTTTCATCGTGTGTCATGCCTTGACCACTTTGTACCAAATATAGTCAGAGTTTAGTTTGTAATTGCATGTACTAACTCCAGCATCATCTTCAGCCCAAAATACAATTCCCTTATCGGTAACAACACAATAGCTAGATAAGTCTTCTTTCGCATAGTAAATATCGGTTTCTCCTTCTTGAAGATAGCAGAACGCAACGTCTCCAGATTCCAAATCTTTACGCTCGCATGGAACTAGCTTGTATTGTTTTTCGGTTGATTTAAGATTGGCGGAAGATGCCATTGCATTCCATCCATCTTCATCGCAAAACAATGTATGTTTACCGTTAATGATTTCTTTTGTCTTATCCTCCAATATCCCTTTCGGCACGTAGATAGTCTCATCTTGCGGCTTGTTCAACTCTTTTTCCAATCTGTCAATCTCGCCTTTTAAGCGGTTGAGTTCTTCGATTATTTCCTTCTGTCTCATGTTATTTCCTTTTAGCTGATACCATTCGTCCCGTCTTTGGGTCTCGCCTTACTTTAATGCTATCAAGTTTCGCCTGAGTTTCCTTGAGTGCTTGCGCTAGTTGGTCGCGGTCGGATTCCCATTCTTTTCCGACTCTCATTGATGCGCTTAATTGTACTTCAGCCTGTTTCCTTCGTGCCTTTTGGTTTAGTAAAAGAATAGTTACAACGAACCCGTAGGCGGATGCAATCAATGTCAATGCTAGTAGTGTGTTCATGGTTAATTGAGTATTAGGTTAGCGATTAGTATATCTGTTTGCGTATAATTTTAGCCTTCAAAGTCGTTTTATATCTCTTTGCGTATAATTTTATCCCATCGAATAGCAGCCCCGCAATCGCACCAAAAAGCGACCTCTTCAATCGGTTCTTCAATAGGTTGTTCTTGCTCTATGTTGAATACTGGGCAAAGTAGGCAGAAGATAACGTATGCTTTTAGTAAGTTCATTTCTCCGTGAATTTAATACAACCTCCGTTTGCTTTAACCTTAAACATTCCAATTGAACACGTATTGCCTTTATTCCATACGCATTGCTTACACGCTTTGTTAAAGGGTCTTAAGCTATCCGTGTACCTTTGCCTCATCTTAGCTATCCTTTGTGGCGAAGATTGTAACTCAGGACGGTTATACGGTAGCCAAACGTTCTCACCTATTTCATGTTCGATTGACACGCGCCAGCCTAAGTGAATGAAATCTGCATTGGTAGGCGTGAACCTTTCCCATCCCATCTCATCGCAGAAGTCATAAAAACCCGCGTATTCGCCTGACACTTGTTCGTCCTTATGTTGTGCTTTGATTCTCATTCCGCTAATCTAGTTCGTTCGTTCCGTTGGTAATGTCTTGCAAATGACAAATGCGGTTATACAGGAACATCAATTCTGAATCCTTTGATTCGTAATTCTCAAATCGCTGTATGGTCTTGATGCTTCTGCCAGTCAATATTGCCATTTCTGATTGCGACAATTTTGTCCTACGTAATTCAACCAAGTCTTGAATTTTACCACACCAATACATCTCAAAGTCAATCTTGAAGTCGTTAACTTGTTGAATTGTAACGTTTTGCATGTGACAATTTTGTCGTTAGTCTTAGCGAGTAGTTGTGTGTAATAATTCTACTCAACCTTATGCTCACGCAAAATTGCTGATGCCTCATACATCTTCTCTTTTGTAAACTTATCAGCAAGAGCATCATAAAGCTCTTTAACGCCTCTCGTATATGCTTTTTGCAACTGTTCTTTCACGTGGTCCCCCGTGTATCCATCTCTCTTGGCTTCAAATTTTGCTTTAAAGGTTTCATCACTTTTCATTTGTATTCAATCTAGGTTAATGTTCGTTTTTCAAATCCGTAGAATTACTAAGTCCAACGCACAAAGTCCACGCGCCACACAACAAAAGATATACAAAACAGCATCCAGCATTGTGCTAAATTGAAGGCTCATCAATGCGCTGCTTTGCATATCAGAACCGTTGTGCGCAATTAGGAGTCCTTACGCCATTCTTTCCCATCTCCTTCAGTATCATTGAACCCCATTGCTCGGAAAATCACCCTACTTCTGCTTTGCCAGTTAGCCATTTGCATTATATCAATAGCTTCATAAAGTATATTTATCTTCTCATTTTTAGTCAACTTATCAAATTTATCGAATAGTTCTTCGCTTGTCCAAGTTTGTTTTTCCATAATAATAACTGCGCACAACAAAAAATAAAAAACAGTGGGTGTCGTGCGGCTTTTTAGCCACTGTGCCTTGTCGATAAGTTAATTCGGTTGGATAAGTCAAGGCTTCCAAATCCCACCGATTTTTTATTCAAAACGTTGTAAAACATAATCACTCATCATTTTACGATAAATTTGTTTTTAATCCCCATCTAAAAAATTATCTCTAAGCATAAATCCCACTATAATCGAAATAAATAGTATCGGTGCTACTACTAAGCAATAAAATGTATCTGTATCCATTTTTTTGTTTTATAATCATAAACTAAAAGCTCAGGCGTTGAAAAATCCTTCAAAATATTTACCCGATATTTCAAGTCCTTCTTCTTTGCAATAGTCTATGAAAGACGCTACTGTTTCCGATTCTTTAAATGAAATAGATTCTTCGCTTTCTAAGTCGTTAATTTTATCTACAAGCTTTTGCATTGTGTTCTTGACATCATTCCATTGATCTTCTGTAATTCTATAAGCTTTCATCACATTTACGTTTTACAACATGGGCTAAAATCAAAAGCCCATGTCAGGTTAGTATTTCAATTTATATTATGTGGTTGGTCTTCAATTTTTAGCCAAACCGTTATACAAACCTAACAATCCAATCACCAAATACTGTCATCCGTAAGACATTTGACCATTTTAACAATCTCGCTATGCTTGTGGCCTGATTTATAGTTTCAGCGATAAAACGTGATTTATCCACTCATCCGACTTCCACTTGTATTGACCTGTTTCGATACACTTAACCGAATGTTCCCATCCTGTATCCGTTCGTCTTGTTCCAACTACTCGGAAGGTGTGGTGTTGGTATGTGAACTCAAGGATTGGCATCTAATAGGGCTTTGAACTCATCCAAACTACGAACTACTACATACTTTGCGCCTGTTGATTCTGCTATCTCTTGCCATGTTATTTGATTAGCCTGTTGCTTGCCTTTTGGCAACTTAATCTCAATACACAAAGGCGGTTGGTTATCTCGTAAGTAAATCATATCACTAACCCCTGCAACCATTCCTTGCGCTTTTAATCGGTTGCCATCTATTGCATTACGGGGTGAATTATGCACCATAAAAAGCAACCCTCTCTGATTCGGGTATGTGTTCCAGTGCCATTGAAAGCACTCAGCTTGCAGTCTAGCTTCTGTCATTGTTGAAAGACTTTGAATCTTTGTTTATTGTGATAAATAAACCCTTTTTTATATCCCATTAAGTTACAAAATTCAATTGCATCTTGTTTATTTTCCATGTTGTGCAATACCCAAAATGGGCTAATTACCTTTGATTTAGCCATTTCAGCCTTCAATCTAATATCTGAACGATTAGCGATCTTTAACCGTTCTTTTTTAGGTAGTTTAATCAACATGGCTATTTCTTCTGCTTGCTGTTCTTTGGGTGTTTTCTTGAACGTATGACCACAATAATTACATTTAACAGTTTGTTTTGGAATCATAGCATTGCACTTAGGACAACTCTTAATCGGTGCAACGTCCTTCTTTTTCTTATCTACCTTATGCAGTGTCCAAGTTCTGTTAGCCTCCCAAAAATCGTGCGTCTTAACGTTATTGCCAAAATCAAGAATGGTGAATTTGCCCTTTGTTTCAGTGGTTCTTGAGCCTCTTCCAACCATCTGAAGGAATAAAGGTAGGCTTGTAGTTGCTCTGTAAAGAATAATTGTCTCAACGTCTGGTTGATCAAACCCAGTTGTTAAAATTCCAACAGAACAAAGTATTCCATCCTTAACAGTTTTAAACCAATCAAGTATTTCTCGCCTATCGTAATCTGTCATATTTGAATCGAGATGCCTAGCGTTCAACCCCGATTGAAGCATTTTATCACATAGCGATTTACAACTTTCAATATTAGAGGCAAATGCTAAAGTTTTGGTGTTTGGACAAATCCTATTATAGTTCTCAATCACGCCTTCGTAAACCTTTCGTTCTTCGTACCGATTTGCCATAGCTTTTGGATCATACTCTCCAGCTACTTTCTTAATCCCCGTAAGGTCAATAGGTAGCCCGTATGTTTCAGCATCTGAAAGGAATCCTTTCTTGATTAATTCGGGAGTATCAATAACCTGAATTATATCTGTGTAGAATTGGTCTAAACTGGGTTGCTTACCTGTTCTATAAGGGGTTGCAGTTGCTCCAATAACAAACGTGTCTTTTCCGAAATATGGGAAAATCTTATCGAACGCTGCCTTATGACATTCGTCAAGTATAACCATTGACCTGCTAGCAATGAATGTAGCGTAATCTTCAGCACGTCTTGAAAGCGTTTCAATCATTGCTACATGACATGGTAAAGTTAGGTCAGGGCTACTTCCTGCAGTTATCATTTCGGGGTTAATACCAAATGAATCAAACGAACCTCCAGCTTGTTTAAGTAACTCAACTCTGTCCGTGAGAACGAGAACCCTACCACCTTTATCTAAGTGTCTCTTTACCATGTAGGTAAATATTCGAGTTTTGCCACCACCTGTCGGAAGGCACATAACAACACGCTTATTTCCTTGCGAGAAACTGGATAATATAGAGACTACAACTGTTAACTGATAATCTCTAAGGTCTTCAGAACGCATATTCTTCATCATCTAAATCAACACCTTTATTTTCTAAATCATCGCCTATTTGAATCCACCTTAGACCGTTTGATTTGCCTTGCGTTACATTATTGCCATGATGTTTTCCAAAATTCTCAACCCACTTAGTAAACTTCCTTTGAGTAAGCCACTTAGAGTAATCGTTGTATTCTTCGGTAAAGGCTTTAAATATCGCTGTTTTATCAAGTCTCTTTCTAGTTGGTAGGTTTCCATCATTAGCCCATTCAACAAAATCTGAACAAGTTTCTTTTATCAGTTTTCTTAGCTCCAGATTAACAGATTCATGTTCGACTAATCCGTTGTTTAAATAATACTGAACACAACCAATCATAAATGAATCAAACATAGACCATTCTTTTTCGTTCCATTCGTCAAATAGCATACATCCAAACTCATCAAACGGTGTGTTATGAGCTCCGAAATGGCTACTAAATTCAACCTCGAACTTTCTCCGCTCAAAAGAACCTCCAACACCGCCTATTGTATAGTTGGTCGTTATTACCACTTTTGGGGAACGTTGTACTGGAACGTAAATAGCATCTTTATTTTTTTTCTCTAAGGTAATTCCCTCAGTGATTAAGCTGAACAACTGCTCAAAAGCAAAGTTCTTTTTAACGTCATCAAAAACTAAAACTTGTGTATCTGCTCCGACTGTTTGGTAAGGAAAAGATTTATCAAAACTGAATTGCTTACCATCAAGAATAGCAACCCTTTTCATTTGGCTAACGGCATTGCAGAACATACCCTTTCCGCTACCTCCATTTGGGTTGTCGCTAATCAACTCATCGTTCAAAATAATTGCTTTGTTGTTTGCGGCTGTTTTGTAACCATGCATCAAGTAACCTAGAACAGATCTTAAAGAGTTGAATCTATTCTCATTGTTTGACGCAACCAATCGAAGAAACTTTTCAAACATACCTCCTCCTTTAACTACGGTTTTAAACTCCCTATCAATTACGTGTTTCTTCCAAACAAAACCGTCCAAATCAAGGTAATCAATTGATTCTACTTTGTCCTTGCTAATAGCTACACAGCAATTTGAAAAATACAAATGACAGGTTTCTTCCGTGTCTTTTTTCAGATTGACCTCTGCTGTGTCCAACATTGATAAGTAATCATCTTTAAACAACCTTGTTTGATTTGCCATAAAGTCATATGGTGAATAACCAATGTCGCCACGTTGCAATAGATAGTTTAGAACAAAATCTTTGATGTATGCCGCTGCTGTATCTTCTAAAAGGTTGGAGCTAATTCGAACGAATAAGTAACTGCTTGAACCCTCTGGAAAAAATTTACAAAATTGATTTTGCTCTAAAAAAAACTTGTATTTGTGTGGGCTAAGTTGAACTTTCCCTTTGTCGTTATAAGTCCAAAAGTCCGTAATAGCTAGAGTTTCTCTAATTTGTCCGCTAACATCCTCGGCAACTACTTCATCAATATCTAACTCTTTTGCGATTGCCCTAACGGTCTTACCTGCCCTGATATTTTTTTCAATCTGTTGATGTGCGCTATGGTCTTCTAAGAACTGCGTTCCGTGTTCTGATATGTTCTTATAAGCAGATTTAACAACTTTTAGTATTTCATCAACTGGAAAGTCCTTAACTGCAAATTGCGACAGGTGTTGTTCGCTTGCATTTTTACTAACTCCAAACCTATTTAAAGCGGAAGCGAAAACAAACAAATCAGCGTTTCTACCTTTCCCATTTCCTTTTTTCTTGCTTTCCCACCATTTTTGGATGGTTGAAATTATAATTGAATCGGATTTAACAGGTATTAAAGCATGACTAACACCAATGTCGTGTAGTTCCTTTACATTCTTTTCGTGCCAAATATCAGAATCAACGTTTGTATAAATGTTAGGGTCGTAACTCTCATAACATACTCTTGATACATCGCTTGTTGACCTATCAAAGTATTGACAATCTTCAAAATATTTCTCAATTGCTTCAAAGTATTCTTTATGACCTTTTACATCCGTTTCTGGAATACGAACAAGAACCTTTAAACCGTTACCACTTGGAGACGTAAATAATGCGTATGTGTATTCCCAAGCTGTTAGTGTATCGCGCCAGTCGGTAGCAACTGAGTCATTTTCAAATCCATCAAAATCTAGACAAAGCAAACCGCTATGTTTTACAAGCCCTGCGGCTGACCTATTGGAAAAAGTACCACTGAAGCAAATTGACGGCAAACCCATCTTCAGCTTATTACGAACCTCTTTGTCATGTTCTAACCTTATTCTACTAAGTAACTCTTTTGATTTCCCCTGCTTGATACGTTGTAACACGAAATCAACTGATCTATTAAATCCTGCCGAGGTGGCGGTTATGTTTTTAAAAATGGTAACGGTATGTATCATTATTTAATTTAAATCGCAAGGGTCGGATTGACAGTCCGAAACAAGTTAGCCATTAACTCAGAACTGAGAGAACGGTCGGCTTTACTTGTTACTTCCCTTGCGTAATTAAAATCAGTTTCATTCGTTCTTTTTTGCTTGGTGTCATTCAAGCGAACACAAATATAGTAATAGTATTTTTAATAAACAAAAGGGCGTAAAAAAATAAAAAGGACGCATATAAAAACCCGATGCGTCCGCGTTAACTTATTGATTTTTAATTTATTAAATACATTTAGGGCGTATGGACGTAGATTTTTGAGGTTTTGAAAAAAAATAAAAAACCAAAACTGTAAACTTTTAAAGAGAGAGAGAGTATAGGGAAAAAAGAAACGCCCTTTGTTTACGTCCTAAAACAAAAAAGCCCCACCGATATGGCAGGGCTTAATTGATTGGGTTGGATTGGTTTAAAACGGAAGGGAGTCTTGGTCTACATCTTCAACGCTTTGAGGAATAGCATTAACACGCGCCTCCGTAGCAGTATTAGCAATGCCATCTTCAGAGTTAGCAGATACTCGCCATGCTGTCAGATTAACGTAGTGCTTACCGCCGTATTCGCTGCCACGTAAGTTAAAGTCAACGCTTACTTGTTGGCCTTGCTTGAACGCGTCAAGGATTGAACATTTGTCTTTTGTCAATTCCAGCTTGATTATCTGAGGATATTGCTCCTGTGTCTTGATAAGAAATTCGCGCTTTTGGAATCCTGATTGAAAGATTTGAACCTCGAAGATTGCTTCAAGTGTTCCTTTGATGTTTTGGCTCATGTTCGTTTGTTTAAAATAGTGTTAATACTGAATTCATTTCTTCAACCGCCGCCCTGTGATTAGCCTCGTTCAATTTGAAGTAGCTTTCTTTTAGCTCAATGGATATTGATTTTCGTTTCATTTTCAATGCCTGAAACCCTTCAGAGCCAATACCGCCAAATGGACTTAGAACTGTTTCTCCTTCATTTGAGTAAAGGTGAATAATTCTTTCAATTGTATCAAGTTGCAATGGACAAATATGCTTTTCATCGTTACCATCACGACCTGAGCGATATTGAAGTGTTCTTCCGTAGTCAACGTCCATCCAAACTGGAGAAGCATACTTTTGCCAAAGGTCAACAGGTAGGAAGTTAGGTGCATTATGGTCTTTGTCCTGATGAACAATAGGGACTTCGTTATCTCCTTCATTTCTAAAGAATAGAACATAGTCAGGAATACCGACCCTACTCATTGAGCTATCCTTTTTTATTGTTTTATGAAGCAATCCTAATGCCTTAGTTCGTTGCATTTCTGTTACTGGGTTCTTCCATATTGTTGTCTTTGCGTGGTATATGAATCCTTGATCTGTAAACCAATCAATCAACATTCCGCTAAAGTCTCGTAGTCCAATGTAGCCTTCTTTTCCTTTTTGAATAGGTAAATCCATACAATGAACGGCACAAATACGACCTGACTTCAAAACACGTTTCAACTCAGGTATCAAATATTTAAAGTGTTTCTCAAACTCTTGATAATTCTTTACGTTACCCATGTCCTCTTCCTTATCCGAATATACGTATAACTCAGCGAACGGTGGAGAAAATACAACTAAGTCGGCAACATTTGAATCTAACTTTTGTGTTTCCTGTACGCAATCACCATTGATAACATGGTAGTGTTCTGTTTTCATTTCTTTGTTATTTAGAGTAACATTTGACCTGTTTAATTTGTAGTCTGAATTAGCTGAGTACATACTCATTTCTCGAATCATTTGCTTGTGTTTAGCCTCTTTTTCAAGTATTGTTTTGCGAACGTTCACCTGACTCTCAGGAACTAGAATATGAACTTTTACTTTGTTCTTTTGTCCAAAGCGATAACACCTTCTAACGGCTTGATAGAAAGCTTCAAACTTGAAATCGTAAGACATAAAAACCATGTTATGGCATTGTTGGTAGTTCATTCCAAATGAAGCGATTGATGTCTTAGTAACAAGAACTCTGAATAACTCGTTAGAAAAACCATTCAGATTATCTGCCTTATACTGAGGAGAATCAGATCCTTGAACATTAACAGCGTTCTCAATCAATTTTCCTAATGCGTCAGTCTCTGAGTTTTTCAGCCCCCATACAATCCATTGTTCATTGTTTGAATTTACCAACTCTAAAGTCTTGTCAACTCTCAAATCAAATGATCGATTAAGGTCTTTGTGTAAGTCAGTTGCAGAAACAGCAACATCACCGAATAAAGTTTGAGTATTGTTCTCAACTGGTATAATATGCTCAATGTATTCTATTTCTGGCAATTCGTAACCGCAACCATCAAATCCAAGTGTTTTGGGATTGTCAAGGGAAATAGACCACGTGCAGACGTATTTCCAAAAGTCATCCGTTGCGTGTTTGCGTAGTCTCCATTTAGATGTTTCGCCTCCATCATGCACGAAATACATTGCAAGCATTTCAAGATATGACATTGCGCCCAAGAACTCTGAATGTTGGCCCAGTTCCATGTGGTCGTTTGGGCTAGGCGTGGCCGTACATGCTAGCTTATATGGTGTGTTCTTGAATAAATCAATTATCATAGATTATAACTTACCATCCCGACCTTTTAGAATAGAACTTTCATCAAGGACAACACCTGAATAGATAGATGTATCGGTGTTCTTTAGTTGGTCAAAGTTTGTAATGTCAAATGAATCTGTATTTATTCCAAATGATATAGCCTCCTTTTTTGTCTGCTCGACAACGGCTAAAGGAGCAAGTATCAAAACCTTTTCTCCAGTATGGTTAAATACGCACTCAGACCATGCAAGCTGCATTAATGTTTTGCCAAGACCGCAATCGGCAAATATGGCAAAACGACCCTTTCTAAGTGCTATTTTAACTATGTATTCCTGAAAGTCAAACAGATTTGGATTCAGTGTTGTCGGTTCAAATCCACTAGACACAAATCCCTTTTTCTTTGTCTTTAAAAAATCTTTGTATTCCATACCACTAACCTATTCTTTGTTTCTCTGTTAAACTGTCTTTCATTGTACTAATCTGCATTTACCCGTCTAAATAACCTCGGATGTTTGTCAAGAAAATCATCCGTCCAGAATAGGTTTCTTGCGTCTTTTCCGAAAGCGTCATAGCCTCGATGCTGCGGGATTGGCGTTAGCTTGTCGTCTTTTCTGAGCATCATTTTGCCGTTTGCTAATACCATGTTCTGAAGTACTAAATAGTAAGGTGTCATTGTACGTTAGTTATGGGTGTTGTTAATATTACGTGATTGTGATTGTAGTGTACTGCAAAGCTCCAATTGGCCGCGCCTTTCTTGGACGCGTAGCCTTGACCGAGTGAGCGAATAAGTAGCCCTAGTTCAATCTTAGAGACTGGCATAACTTGCGAGCGTCCTATCTTGAGCGTTGAAGATATCTTCTGCGATAGGTTACGCACTTCGGTATCTTTGCTATCCTTTGCGCGTGCCATAAGGTCTGTTAGGTCGATTGAGTGTTTCATAGTTCGTCAATTAAAGTTTGAATCATGGCTTTGATGATTGCCTTCTTATTACTTTCATCGCCATTGTCGTCAATACCCGCTATTACAATTCTTTTCAAATCATCACATTCTTTCGTGATTACGTGGTCTAAATCATAACTGCTTGTTACGTTGCAATACCATCCTGTTTCTTTCATCTGCTTAGTTCTTTTTTGAGTTTTTCAAGTACTGGAATCCACTTTTTCGGCAATGTCCTTGAACCGTTAACGGCTTTGGATAGCGTGCCATGTGGTATTTTCAATTGCTTTTCGATACCGTTTAAACTTAGGCAGTCGAAGTTGGTGCGTAGCCATTCTGTCATTTGTTTAGTTCTTGTTTAGTTACTAACTGAACGTTTACTCCTTTTGCTTTGAGTTCTTTGTAGTGCTTTAGTGATGTTGTGCGTATCATGTTTTCCGTTTTTGTTGATGCGAATATACAACGCCTATCTGTTACCGCCCAAACATTTGTACAATTATTTTCATGCAAAGCCCTAATTTAGAACGATTCTAAATAAGCTATTGAAGTTTACTGATTAGATTGTTTTTCTTGCAAGTCCTCCAGCTTTTGCCTAAAGCTTTTTCTAACTTCTTTAGATTTCTCCCTTCCAACATCCGAGTTGAATACCATTTTAAGAAACCCCATCAATATTGTATTGACAAGCATTTTGTAAATGACAATAGCCATTAAGATGTTCAGTATTAAATTTGGTTCTATTTTCATGTTTGATTATTTGTAGTTTGTCTCTCGGATTTTAAGTAAGAGATGTTGGTTCTAATTGCATCGGCCACCCTGTACGCCCCGTCCATTTGCCTACGCAATTGATACATCATAGGGTACTTGACGTTAGCCTCGTTTATTGCCCTAGCTACGCTTGCACCGCCTTTGACCAGTTCATTTACCTCATTCTCATAAAGGTCGTGAACATCGCTTCTGACGCTTTCCAAGTAGTACAATAGCCCTGTTATCTTCTGAAGGTAGAGCGATAGTTCATTTCCGTCCTGACGGTTGCAATTGTAGTACTTGTTCACGTACTCGTTAAGCTTAGTGATTTGGTCGGACGGGTCTGTCATTGATTTGGTGGCTCAGGTAGTGGCATCCAATGTGTAATACCATCTTCTAATTCAGGATACTGATTTAATAAGAATTTATCATCATCAAACCAAGCGATTTCACAAGCATCGCTACTATCTGAATATCCGCCAATATAAACCAAATATGCACGGCTTTTTTTTATTGGAAATCTATCTTTAACGCTTATCCACTCCATTGCTTCTTTCATTTGTGCATTGCTCTAATTTCATCTTCTCGTTCCGCCCTTGACTTGCTTGCTTCGATAACTGATTGATGCCGTTCTTTCCATTTAGCGTCTTTTTCGTAGATAGGCCGAAAGTTAGGCTGGTCGATTCGCTTGATTGTCATTTGGTCGCGTAGGTGAAATGGTATATCCATGTACACTTGTTCGCTCATTTGCGCGAGTATTTCGATTTCGCGTAGTTCATGGAATAGTTCTTTGCTCATCTTAAACAATTTCAGCGAGTGCTTGTATCTTTTCCTTCAAACTTGCTTCAACTTGCTCGGATATGTTGAACTTGTCCAACGCTTGCTGCAAAGTAGCCTTACCGCTTGCAACGCCTTGAACTATCTTCATGAAGTTCTCATCTCCTTCGGTTACAATTATCCGTTCAGCTTTTGGCGTAGGTGCAGTTTGCTTTTGAACTGGTTCAGTTTGCGCTTTAGGTTGTGCGGTTTGTACTTGTTGACCGCCAGCATCCGTGTCCTTATCCGTAACCAATCCAAGCATGGCCGACAATTGATAACGCCTCATGTATGTGATTGCAGAACCAAGAACTTGAAAATCGTTCATTCCTTTCAGTTGTACGTTCTGAGGAATATCAGCACAACCTTCTAATAGTTCGCCTGATTCAACGTGAAAGACCTTAGTGCATAGTTGATTTCCGTTTACCGTTTGCGTGAAACCTAAACCATGCTTTTTAAGTAGCGGGTTGATAACGTCAAATATTGCGGGTAGATCAGCGTATGAATAACCATAGCCTTGTGTTCCCTTGTGGATTGTCGGCACTTCTTGTTGGAAGTCTGCCAATGCTTTAAATAGTTCTTTCATTTCTTCTTTAGTTTGATTTCGATTTCAAATTCTGTTTGTTCTAGGTCTGAATAATCCCAATGCGATGAGACCATTCCAAGTTTCCACGGGTGAGCAGCCTGTACGATTATGCCACTCATTCCATCATTTGGAAACCATACCATTGCGCCTGTGGGTCTATGCCGTTTTACCGTTGCTTTCATGTCTTGAAAGTAATACTAACCGTCCTTTTTTTATGTCAACAAACTGACAAAACCGCTTTAATCTGTATCAGTTGTTCAACACTTGCGCGATTAAGATTCTTTGCAACTTCCATCACTCTTCTGTCGGTAGTGTTCAGCTTCATTATTTGACTGAATCTCACAAAGTGATACTTGTGCATCAACCCTCTGTCGTAATTACCGTAACGTGTAACAAGTTCGTAGCACTCTTTTAGCAGTTTCGGTTTTGCTGGTTCTTCTTCAAACGAATGTTGCCCGTAACCTTGCGCCATTTGCTTTCTCGCCTTGCTGTATTCGTATTGCAGCATGACAGTTTGCGATGGCTCTAAGTGCTTAATCATAGCGGCCGTTCATTCTGTCCGTAACACGCTCAATGTCCTGTGAATTGGCATCTTCAATGATGAGTTGTTCAATAGTGCTTAACGTGTTGTTATCGCATATTCCGAGTAGGTCGATTGCGTCAATGTCCATTTCTTCGATTTCAACGGTGTTCCCGTCAACGTATGCGCTGCCTGTTATGTCAACGCCTTTGTACTTGATGCTAAATGTGATTTGGTTCATGGTGTTTAGTTTGTGGTAACGGGTTTGAAGTTATCGCCCCCGACTACCAAGTTTTATTATTCGTTTATCAATTGATTTATCCATTCTAATTCGTCAGGTGTTACATCGTGTAGCATCACCTCTACGTTTTCCATTCCAGAACCAACTATGTGGCCTCTTTTGGTTTTTCTTGACCAAATTGTTGTGAATGTTTCGGCTTGTTCTCTTGTTTCAAACTTTAATGTTACTGTTGCTAATCTCATGACTTGGTAGTTTTGTTGTTTGTTTGTTTCGTTGGTGTAAATGTACGCAAAGAATTGAAACGTCCAAATGTTTAGACAAAAATATACGTAATTTAGAACGATTCTAAATAAGCGAACGAGACTATTTAACGAATTTTACCCTTGATTATCTTCAGATTCTCAACCTCGAAACCACCATCTTCAAACACTTCAACGTATGCAAATCCATGATTCCATTTGTTGATTGGCATATATTGCGGGTGCATCTCGCATAGGCAACCTGTTGACCAAGTAGTTACAACTTTGCCCTCCAAGTTGTTCTCAGAATGTTCGCTTGATTGATGGTTGTGGCCGCAGATAACTGATGCTTTAGCACGCATATAAAACCCACGCGCTGGGTTGACTGGGCTGAATGTAGAGTTGCCAAATTCATGTCCGTGTAAGATGTTCAATTTACCCGCCTTGATTATGCGTTTATCTTGAATAAGTGTGCAGCCTAACTCACCAAACTTCAGAAGAGTATCAAGCGTGAACTCTGCCGTACCTAGTAGTTCGGGTGCTTTGGTTCTTAGGTATGCTTCATATCGTTCTTCATGGTTACCAAGCTTGAAGTAGAACGGCACACCGTCAAATTCTTTACGGAATACGTTTAGCAGTTGCCTTGATAGTTCCATTTCTTCGCTGAACCTACGCTTCCGCGGGTCTTTTTCGTATCTGCTAAGAGCGTAAAAGTCAATAGTATCTCCATTAAACACAATAGCATTTACCTTCTTTTCCTTGCCGTATTGAATAGCTTTGGTTATTGCTTCGATGTTGTGGTATGGTACATGAATATCGCTTAACAGAAGTATCCGAGTGCAAGCCTTTGGAAGTACGAACGGCTCCCAATCATCCTCATCTGAGTCAGGTAGTCCGAATGGGTTAGCTATTCCAAGTGCTTTGGCGTGTTCTGCTGGTTCTGTTTTGTGAGTAGCTGTTTCGCGTCTTTCGTCTCCAGCTTGTCCTCTGTAATGTCTTATCAATCTTCTAAGTGTTTCAACGTCTTTGAACGCTTCTTTGTTATCCTTGTAGATAAGCCTCGCAAGTGTTAGTGTTGGAAGTTTTCCCCAATCTTCGTGGTTCAAATATTCCTGTACTATCTCGCCTTTGATTGTCATTTTAGCCATGTTCCTTGTTGTTTATTCCTGTAATTCAACAACCTTCGCAAATTCGCTATCAAGTTGCCTTATTTGTTTCAGTAGTTCCCGCCATTCGGCTTTTGCCTGTTTTCTTTCGGGTGAGTTCTTCGCGTGTTCTGTTCCCAAGTTAGCCTGTATGCTTGCGTTACGAATTAGCAGCTTGTCAATCTTTTCTTTGATTTCTAAGTTCTCGTGGTATGCGCTCATTGTACAAATGTAGTTATCTTTGAGGTATGGAGTTAACACTTAACAGAAAGGTATTCAATACCGAAGGAGACAGAGCTACTATCGGCGAATTGCTTATTGATGGTGAGTTCTTTTGCTACACTCTCGAAGATGAGGTAAGAGCAGACGGTGTTAAGGAACACGGAAAAACGGCTATTACAATCGGTGAGTATAGCGTTGAAGTTACTTACTCGCCACGCTTCAAACGCGATATGCCTTTGATATTCAACACGCCACAAAAGACGATTGAAAAGGACGGTGTAACGTTTAGCGGTGTCAGAATGCACGGGGGGAATGATGCCGAAGATTCTCACGGTTGCCCGTTGGTCGCTTTCAATACTGATAAAGTTCGCATTTGGGGAACTGCCGAAAAGGAGTTGACCAAACGTATCAAAGCTGCTGGAGGTAAATGTAGTCTTAGCGTTCACGTTAAACCGTTTGATGAGTTAAGTTAACCCCGTAAATTTTACAACTAAGCTAAGTAACATTAAAACGGTTACTTAGAAGGGTGTATGAGATAATCAAACATAATTGATGTTAATTCTTATCGGCCAGTTATTCTTATTCACTGAGCTGCATAGTTCGTTATATATCGAACCTAATTTTTCATACGTTTCTTGGCTTATGTTTTCATCGGTCATTGCCTCCCAAATCAAAGATGAATTATACTCTCCAACATCAGCTAAATCAACAGATTTAACTTGTTGTTCAAGCTTCTCGACTCGAAGTAATAGTTTTTTGATTAGTTGTCTCTGGTGTCCATCTACGTTGAATGCAAAGTCAATATCTGATTGAGTTATTTTGCCCTCCATGTTTTTAGTATCTAACCGTTAAATCCGTTTTTTAGCTGTACCGTTGTAAAGTTCAATCACACGACCGACATAAAATGTCATCTAGCTGACAAACCGTAACTAATTCCTATTATGGTAGTCTCGACAACCGCAACAGCCGACACAACCCAAAGTAGTGTCTGCCTCCGTTTAACCTTCTTTTGCTCTTTGTTAAGAGTGCTTTGTAGTTCCTCTGACCGTTGTGCTTCAATAGTGTATAACGTGTCTAAATTGGCCGCTTCATTCCTTGATTGTTTTTCAAGTGCTATTGATTGTCTCAATGCTTTCTGATATTCCGCAAGTTGAACGCTATCTAATTTGACTTGCTCAGTCAACCAATCGCGCTCATCCAGCAACCAATTGACCGCTTTGACCTGTTCAATCGTGAGGCAATACTGAGCCGATGCGTTGAAGCAATAGGTTAAAACTAGCACTATCGCTAAGAGTAAGGTTTTCATTCTGTCGTTCTTTGTAGATTATTCTCGTTTGTTGCTTACGTGCTTTCAATTCCTCGATTGCCTTAATGCTGTTTGTCAGGCTATCCTGTAATGGCTTGATAACTTCGCGCTCGATTCTTATTCGCTCTTGTAGTTTATACGTCTTAGGGTCAACGGGTATCAGTTCTGTCTTATCCCGATATTCCAAGACAAAGAAAGCAATCGCACCGCCTATTATGGCAGCGATCAAATGCGTTACTATCTGTTCTTTCATTGTGCTAATTTAGCAAATGTAAACCAAGTGACAGTTATTACGGTGGGTGTGGTTAGATTTGCATGGACAACGGACGAGTGTATGAGTAGTGGCACATACACCGAACCTTTGAATTATGCCACAAACTTTAACGTGCCATTACTTCATACACATTGTTGTGTGTAGTACGGGTTATTAAGCAAAAACATTATGAGAATAGAAAGAGTAAAAGATGAATTAACAAAAGAGGCTTGGGATTTTACGTTAATACGTGAGACTCTTTTTCTAAATGGTTATCAACTTTTGAAAAGGGAATCTACACGAAAACGAAAATACATAGTTGTTAAAAAATATGACAGGCTTCAAAAAAGAAACTCAAACATAGAAGAATCGGAAGTTCCTTTTACTAATGAAATAAAAAAAGAGGCTTTGGAAAGATATTTTGAAACGATAGATGTTCGTAGATGGTCGGAAAGGTAGTATTACACACAACAACCTGCTAAACAATCGTTTTAATGTTGTTTAGCAACTGTTGTCCTACGCTTTTCCCGTTTCGTCAAAGTCTTTCAGTTTCTTCAGTATCCAAGTAGGAATAAGATTAGGCTTGATTGCTCCTAGATTCTCAATGATACTGATTGATTCGCGTACCATTACAGCCGCATAACCTCCCGTACCAATCCAATCAAAGGTGGCAATGACCAAGGGTTTATCGCTGAATGACTGGAGAACGTGTAAGATTATCACAAACACCCCATACACAAATACCTTTAGTATTATTCCTGTGAAGCCTTCGCTAGATACTTGACCGCGTTTCAATGCCTTAACAAAGCCCGTAACCGTATCAAGTACAATCAGAAGCGTTAGGAATATCAAGAACTCCCAATCTGCAAAGACATACTTGCCGAAAACTTCAATTATTGGCGTGAATATCAATGCCCCTATAATTGGCAATTTGAATTTAAGCGGCTCAATTTGGCTTACTAATCCATGATGTAGGTCAATCAATTTCATCTTTCGTTGTGTCTTGCAGTTCCAATTGCGCGACTGGTTAAATTTCGTTTACAGTTTGTTCAAATTCCACATCTTCCAAAACATCCAACCCGCTTAATGGAAGTTCGGGAAATTCATTGATAGCGTTAATATGCACCGCCCACATATCGCTATCGGCCAATTTAGCGGCATTGAATACGTTTACCCCGTTGCGATGGCCGTTGTACTCCTGTGCTTGCTCTTGTGTTAGAATTATGTAACTCATCTTATCTGAATTTAGCGTTAGCGCACTTTGCGGCCATTATCATTGCCTGTGCCTGTGCAACTGACATGCCCTCTGTAATAGCCGCGAATTGCATTAATGTTATACCTCCGAAGCCTGATGCAGACCTACTAAAGTACACGCCTGTATTGATCCATGTGGTCTGCGTGTTTGTTACGCTAGAACTTCCATCGAGCGAAAGGTTACTTAACTTGAAAGCGTATGTACTTGACTCCCTTATAACAGCATTGTAACCCCCATCGTTTGAAGCATCTGCTATTGTTCCAGAATTTAAACCAATAAGTGAGTTACCCGTCTGCCTTAAGTAAGCATCCACCCCGCTAGCTCCTTCGCCCATTACAATTGTCGCGCCAGTGGCTCCGTAAGCATTTCCGTATACAAGTCCGAAACTGTTCTTATCTGCTCCTTCCGCTTGTGGGTTATACCAACTTACGCCATATTGGCTCGTTCCATTCATCAAAGCACCTTTGGCGTTATGCGTTGGCGATCCGTACCAAGTAATAACCTGTGTAGGGTCTTTAAGATCTACCGCATGTGAAGTCGATGTACCGCCTACCATAATTGCAATCGAAGGCATCTTAGACCACACTCCCGCAACATTCCAATCTCTTATAGCACATACCCAAGCGGCTTTTATCGTAGCATCTCCAACGCTTGCAACTGCGTCAAAAGCATCGTAAATATCTTCGGGTGTGTTGGAAACCGTTACGCTTGATGTTCCTCGTCCAATCAGCGTGTCAACCGTTACTGCAACTATGCTTAGAGCACCGTAACCGAATTGAGTAGTATCTAGGTTTATCGGGTTGCCCGTGGCTTCATAAATATCAACACCATCTGTAATTGTCCAATTAACGGTAGGCGCGCCCGAAGTTGTTTCGGTGAGCGTAATCGTATCAGTGTAGTTCGGGGTTGAATTAGACGCAACTATTGTTACGGTCGGTGGTGATACTGCTGGCACAATCCAAGCCGACCCGTTCCAACTTCCAACGGGTGACCCGCCTTGAGTTACGTCAATGTCTAAAGAATCTTCAGCTTTTACGTCTGCAACAGGTGAACCGTTTATGCTTATTGCGCTATCGTCTATTCTCCAGTGAGTGCCTTGTTTTGAACCTACCTGAGTAGCACCTGATGATTGAAGAACGGTAATGTTCTCCGTATCACCAGAAGGTATGGTTGTCATTTCAACACCGTTCAATTCAATGGTAGCATCATCGCAAGGTGGTGACGTTACTTGCCATGCCGTACCATCCCAAGAACCCGAAGGTGAACCGTCTAGGTTGACAGTGAACGAATCAGAATCTCCACTTGGAATAGTTCCGACCGTTGTGCCGTTAAGTTGAACCGTTGCATCTGCGCAAGTTCCGCATAATTCAGATTCTAAACATGCTACTTGTGTTGCTGTCAATTGAGCAACAACTGAAGGTTTGCAGAAATCAAAAGCGTGAAGTATATTACTGTCAACATCATCGCACTCAGTAGGTAAACACGAACCTTTGTAAATTACAGCAACATCAATATCAATTGACCCGTAAACTATCTCATAAGTAGGTTCAAACGTTCCAGTATTATCTGTTTCATCATCCCAAACTTCTTTTGCGTTTCCATTTGAAGTTGGAACTGTAACGGTAACTTTCTCACATCCGAGCGTTGTCTTTAAT